GAATATAATTACCCTATTGGAAAAGATTATTTTATGTACCTACAGGAGAAAAAATGAGTCCATATTTTGAAGAACTAAAAGTAGGACAATTTTACAGTCCAGAATTACACAATATTGTATTCAATCCAGCCACTGAGTGGATACCTTATTTTAATTTTATAGCAACCCCAATACCTAATGAAATTTTATTTAAAGATAATTTTTATAAGTGGTTACACGATAGGCATTCTTACAAAGCTGGTGTTCTTAAAATGGAAAACCGCACTATGTATAATTGGCATACTGATTCTAATAGAGGTGTGTGTGTCAATTCTATGATAGCAACTCCAAATACATCTTATACCTTTTTTAGAGACCACGCAGATGTACAACACACTGTTACTGAGTTGCAGTATTATCCTGGGACTAGATTTTTATTTAACAACCAAAAAGAACATATGGTTTTAAATTATGATGGTATACGAATGATGTTAACGATTGAATTTTTGGAAGATAAGAATGAACTAACTTATCTTGATTTATTAAATGAAATCAAAAGTGAGTATTATGAAAGATGAGATTTCACATCTTTTAATAAAATTCTTTCAAAAGCATGGTGAACATTTTGACGATGAAGATTTGGAAAAATTTAATGAGTTATGGAAACGATTTTATGAAACAGTTGAAGAGGATAATCTTTGGAATAAGGGTAGTTTACATTATAGAAATTTTAAAATACAACCCTCACAATTCATTAACATGAACAAATTACAGTTTGCTGAGGGTAATGTAATAAAATATGTGTGTCGTCATCAATTAAAAGGAAAAAAAGATGATATACAAAAGGCGATTCACTATCTTGAGATGATAAAAGACCGCGATTATGACTAGCCTTCAACTTACATTTAATTTTAAAAAGCATATTTGGTCAGCTCCCTTAGACTATAGAGATTTGAGTGAAGCTAAAGAGATTGCCATTGATTTAGAAACAAAGGACACAGGCATCAATGAGGGTCTAGGTTCTGGTTGGGCAACAAACTCTGGAGAGATAATTGGATTTGCTGTGGCTACTGAAGGCTTTCAAGCATACTATCCTTTTGGTCACTTTGGTGGTGGTAATCTAATCAAGGAGCAAGTATTACAGTATATGTCAGATGTTTGTGCCTTACCTTGTCGTAAAATTTTTCACAATGCTCAATACGATGTAGGATGGTTAAATGCTTATGGTGTTGAAGTAAAGGGAGAGATTGTTGACACCATGATAGCAGGAGCACTGATTGATGAGAATAGATACACTTACAGATTAAACTCTTTAGCTAAAGATTATCTTGGTGAATTAAAAGCAGAAACGGATTTAAATGAAGCAGCCAAGGCTCATGGTGTAGATCCAAAAATGGAAATGTGGATGTTACCAGCAGAGCATGTAGGATACTATGCGGAACAAGATGCACGACTCACGTACCTTTTATGGCAACGATTTAAACACGAAATATTTAAACAAAACCTTAACACAATATGGCAGTTAGAAAAAAATCTATTACCAACTTTAATAAAAATGAGGAAAAAAGGCATTCGTGTTAATGTAGAAAAAGCTGAACAGTTACAACAACAGTTTGCTGTGAAAGAAAAAAATATTTTACAGCAGATAAAAAAATTAGTGGGTAAGGATATTGACATATGGGCAGCTAGACAAATTGCTTTTGCTTTTGACAAATTAGGTATAGATTATCCTAAATCACCAAAATCTAAAGAACCAAGTTTTACACAAAATTGGTTAGTTAATAACGATACAGAGATTTCAAAACTTATTGTTAGCGCTAGAGAAATAAATAAGTTTCACAATACTTTCTTAAATTCAATAATGAAATATGAATATAAAGGTAGGATTCATGCAGAGATAAATCAATTACGTTCTGATAATGGTGGCACTGTTTCAGGACGTCTATCAATGAGTAGTCCTAACTTACAACAGCTACCCGCCAGAAATAAAGAATTTGGGCCATTAATTCGTGGTTTATTTTTACCTGAAGAGGGATATAAGTGGGGTAGCTTTGATTACTCACAACAAGAACCACGACTCGTGGTGCACTATGCATCTAGTATTGGTGAAGGGTACGAAGGGTCACAAGAGTTAGTAGAAGCTTATGCTAATGCAGATGCAGACTTTCATCAAACTGTGGCTGATTTAGTTGGCATAGATCGTAAACAAGCCAAAACAATTGGTTTAGGTTTAATGTATGGTATGGGTAAAAACAAATTAGCAAATATGCTTGGTCTTGGTTTTGATGAAGCTAGTGCTCTCATTGGGAAGTTTAATAGAAGAGCACCTTTTGTAAAAATGTTATCTGATAGATGTATGAAAAAAGCAAATGAAGAGGGTGTAATCAGAACGAAGTTAGGTCGTAAATGTAGGTTTGATATGTGGGAGCCTCGTGACTTTGGTATTCATACTCCAGAAACTTTTGAAAATGCTAGCGCTAAATATGGTACTAATAATATTAAACGCGCTTTTACTTACAAGGCACTCAATAGATTAATTCAAGGTTCTGCAGCAGACCAAACAAAACAGGCAATTGTAGCTTGTGTTGATTTAGGATATTTACCTTTATTACAAATACACGATGAATTGTGTTTTAACGTCCAAGAAGATGATGTTAAAAAAATAGTGAGAGCGATGGAGGACTGCGTGAAACTGAATGTTCCAAGTGTAGTAGATGTCGCAATAGGTGACGACTTTGGATCTGCTAGCTAGAAGACTTTGCTTTTTGAATATCTGCAATCACAAGCTGTGATTTTAATTCATCTATTCTCTTTTCAATAGCTTTCATCTCAATAGTATAAATACCAGTGTTTGTATACATACTGTTCCACTGAGATTCTAAAGCCATCTTCTGCGATAGTAAATTATGTATCATCATACACCTATTTTATACTTTTTTCGTGGATTTTGTCAATATCGCTTGACTTATCCCATTATTGCTTATAATTTAGAATATTATTAATTTTAAAGAAAGGATCTTAAATGGATACTACTAGATGGAAATCTGTCGCTGTTAGAGCGGAGGATTATTTTTTATTAAAAGGGTTGTGTAAAGAGAAATTTCGTGCACCTGGAACTATGATTTCAAAATTAGTTCACGAATATGTGGAATTTCAAGCCAAAAAAAACAAACTTGACATAAATCAATATAAAAAAAAATTAATGAATGGTCATGCGGATGACTAAAGATTTACGATGGGCATCTTTTTTAGTATATTTAGATAATAAAAACTATGCTCAAGGATATAGAGATGATTCCTTACAACACGATGATTACAAAAAAGGTATTCACATTTCTATTCCAGATAACCTAAAAATAGTTATGAATAGTGATTTTGAATATGATGGTCACAAGATGAAAGCGATTCATGTTCAAAGATGTACACATTTTGACGATCATCTATATGTATTTGCAAAGGAGCAGGGATGAAATGGATTTTAATACTGTTTCTGTATACTGGTGAAGAAATTGTTTATGGTGAAGTTCCTGCTTGCATTATAGATGACATATGGAACAAAGTTGAAATGTATGAGCAAGAAAATGACATTGATATTCAAGGGTGGGGATGTTATGACGAAAAAACTTTTAAAATTAGAGAAAACGCAAGAAAAAAGTTAGGTATAGATGTTTGATTTTTTTATTGTAACGCTTTGGTTTGAGTTAAATAACAAACTATATATGAAACATTATCCATGTCATTGGGTAACTAATTGTGGCAACGCTGTATCTGAGTTAGTGGAGGATTATGAAGAAAAATATCCTTTAAGAAAATTTAGAGCAGCAAAATGTAATAAACCATCTGTATGGTTTAAAAAATATAAACTTAATAAATGGGATCAAGTAAAAGACTAGGGGGTATTATGGAAACTTTAATTTTAGGTTTGGTTATTAACATTTACACGTGGAGTAATGCAGACTTTTTTGTACAACGAAAAAATAACGAAAGAGAATATACTTGTGTATGGGTTGACAAAGGATGGTCAAAAGCAGATCCAAAGAACCCATCATTAGATATATTTGGATATACGAAATATAAACAAGAATGTGTAACGAAAGAGGAAGAATGACACAAAATGATTTGTTAACTCGTTCAAAAAAAAAGAAAAGTGTTATGAGTTATATCAGAACACCAAAAGAAATTTGGGCTATTTTAAAAAATGAATTTACATTTTCTGTTGATGCTTGTGCATCACACAAAAATTATTTAGTAAAAAAATATTGGACAAAAGAAGATAACGCTTTGACTAAAGATTGGGATAATGA